GAGGCGGGCGAGTCGTTCACGTTCTCGCCCTACGGCACCGTGGCCGCGATGGGCACGACCCACGCCGCGCGCCGGGTGACCGCCAACTACAACTTCGAGCGCCTGGACGGCACGGGCGCGACCCCGAATGACGACGCGATGCGCGTCTCCTTCGACCTCGAGGAAGTCTGATGCGCACCGACCCGGCCGCCTTCAGCGCGCTGAACAGCGCCTCCGTCAAGGAGCCGTGCTTTGTCGTCCGCATCAACTTCTCGACGCCCATCCTGATCACGAGCCACACCGGCATCACGGGCCTCACGGGTGCCGTCATCGACGGCGCTCTCATCGAGCCGAGCATCGTCTCGCAGCGCCTCAATCCCATCGAGGGGCGCTCGGAAATCGGCTCGGCCTCGTTCCAAGTGGCCGACCTCGCGGGCACGCTCACCGACGAGATCCGCTCGCGGCTCGGCGCCGCGGCTGGCCTTCGCGACAAGCAGGTCGAGTTCTTCCTCGGCTACGCCGGGCTCGCCTTCGCCGACTTCGTGCGGGTGGGCACACAGCGGGTGACCGAGGCGCAGTTCGACAAGGGCCGTTACACCATCAGCTGCGCGGACATCCAGCGTTCGGCGAAGAAGGACATCTTCGAGCTGGCCGAGACCACCCTCGCGCAGTCCGTGACCGTCACCGACACCACCATCTTCGTCACCTCGACCGTCGGATTCTCGACGGTCTACCACGGCGCGAGCTACACCGACGCGGCGAACGCGACCGTCGGCTACATCAAGATCCGGGACGAGGTCATCCGGTACACAGGCAAGACCTCAACCTCGTTCACCGGCTGCACACGCGGCGTCCTGGGCACCATCGCGAGCTCGTACCAAGTGGACGCCGCCACCCCGGCGGCGCGCCGCGAGAAGGTCACCGAGCACGTCTACCTCGAGCTGCCTGCCGTAAAGCTCGCCTACGCCATCCTGACCGGCGTCCTCTACGGCGACTCGGCCTCTCTGCCGACTTCGTGGCACCTCGCCATCGACCCCTCGCTGGTGCGTCTTGCGGACTTCACCGGCATCGGTGGCGACCTCTGGGACGGCGCTGACGGCGGCGTCGTCATCCGATTCGAGGGCCTGAAAAAGACCGACGGCAAGAAGTTCCTCGAGGAGGAGATCTGTCGGCTCTTGGGCGCGTTCATGCCCGTCTACGCCGACGGCGCGCTCGGCTTCCGCCGCGCCCAGCGGGTGCTGTCGGACTCGGCCGGTCTGACAACCCTCGACGAGTCGAACAGCGTGCAGGTGGGCGAGCTCGTGCATGACATGGGCGAGCTGCACAACGTGTTCCGGGTGTTCTGGAACTGGAACGGCTCGGACTACACGCGCACAACCGCCCTGATAGACGCGAACTCGGCCGCCGCGCACGGCAAGGCCGACCCGCTCGACCTCAAGTTCAAGGGCCTCTACGGCGGCCGGGCGACCGACTCCCTGATCTTCCAGCTCGTCGACGCCCTGCGCGATCGCTACGCCGCGCCGCCTCAGCGGCTCACGGTCACGGTGCTGCACTCGCTCAACCGCCTCGAGGTGGGCGACGTGGTGCGGGTCCGCTATGCGTCCGTGCGCGACTACGCCGGGGCGGGTGCGTCCATCGACCGCGCCTTCGAGATCCAGAACCTCTCGGTGAACCACAAGACCGGCGCGGTGCAGCTCGAACTCTTCGGCTCGACGTCCCCGGCCTCGGCGCTCTCCCCGACCACGGCCACGACGGCGCTCCCGAACGCGTTCTACACGGCCGCAGGGGCGGCGCTCACGTCGGTTGCGACCATCACCGGGGGCGTGATGGCGACCGGCTCCTACACGCTCTCCGGCGGCTCTGACCTGACCGCGTCCGGGTCCATCTGGTACCACGACGGCGACCTGACCATTCCTGAAGGTTGCACGTTGAACATCAGTGGCAACGTGCAGCTGCGCGTCCTCGGGTACCTGACCATCAACGGCACCATCAACGGCGTCGGCGGCGGTCTGGCGGGCGTGGCGGACAACACCAGTCCGACCGTGCAGCTGCTCGGCAACCCCGGTTGGGTGGGGAACAGCCGCGGCCTCGACGGCATCGACGCCGCCCAGGACTACAGGGACGGCAACGCCCGGCTGCAGACCGTCCCGGTGCCGGTCACGCAGGGCCAGCACGCTTCGTTCCCGTACCTCAACCTCGAGGTGTCGGGCTCGACTCTGCTCGGCCTGCCGACCGACCTGCGCGGCACCGGCGGCGGGCCGGGCGGCAAGATCACCTCGGGCGGCAAGGCTGACCTGCGCGCGCAGGGCGGGGCAGGGGCGGCGGGTGGCGCGGGTCTCTGCACCATCTCGCGGGGCTTCTCCACCGGCGCATCGGCGACGATCAACCTGTCCGGCAACAGCCCGACCGCTCCGTCTCTGCACGGCCCGCTGCCCAATATGTACTACCCGGGCGCGGGTGGCGCGGGCGGCCCGGGCTCGTTCCTGCTGCTGCTCGACGGCTCGAACGTCTCGGCGCCGGACATCACGAACCGCTTCATCGCGAACACCGGCACCATCCCCCAGCCGGCGCCGTTCCTCGACAAGCTCACCTTCCTCGACAACGAGCCGTATCACCGATACGACGACAACGAGGACCCGTGGGCGGGCTACCCTGACCCCGCGGTCATCTCCGCGCGCTCGCTCGCCGGATCTGCCCAGCGCATCCAGTTCATCCCCGCACCCGAGACCGCGACCGGGGATTCCGGCGTCATCCCCTCGCCCGTCACCGGCGCATCGGCCACCTCACGCGTCGGCGCAATCGAGGTTGCCTGGACAAACCCAGTGGACCCCTCGACGTTCACGTCGATCGAGCTCTGGGTCGCGACCACGAACGACCGCGCCGTCGCGTCCCTGCTCTTCTCTGGCGTCGCCAACCGCTACACGCACACGCTGTCCGACACCCTGACGCGCTACTACTGGCTGCGCGTGCGCAACGGCCAGCTCGTCTCGCCTTGGACGCCGACCACGACCACGACGACCGTGTCGGCTGCGGCGCAGGTCACCGGCTCGTCGCGTCGCGCGCGCGGGGCCGGGTGGGAGACGTACTTCGGCGGCGTGCTGATCGCTCCGCTCGCGCAGACCATCGAGATCGCGAGCCGTTGCCGGATCGTCTCGCTCAACATCCTGACCGAGGGCGGCCCCGGGTCGTGCGTCGTGGACCTCTGGCGGCGCCAGAAGCCGGACCTGCCGACCGTCGCGCAGTCGATCACCGGCACCGGCAAGCCGACGATCACGAACGGCACGCAGCTCTTCACCGAGACCTTCACCGGCTGGACTTCCACGCAGCTTGAGCAGGGCGACCTGCTGACCTTCTATCTCGAATCCACCAGCGCGTTCACAAAGATGGACGTGCAGATCATCGTCGAGGACGTCTGATGGCTACTAAAACTTGGTCCTCTACCGTTCAGCACACCAACGACGCGACGTTCCGCGCGTGGATGACCGCGGTGGTCACGGCGCTCGCGGATGTCGGCCTTGTGCAGACCAGCGACACGGGGCAGCTGGTCATCTCCACCGCAACGCGACCGGGGTTAAACGTCGACGCGGGTTATCAGATCTGGCGGTTTCCTGACTCGTCCATTTTTTTGCGGTTTGATTTTGGTACAGGAGGTTCTTCTTCTACTCAGCCAAGTATCAAACTGGCTGCGGGTTCCGGCACAAATGGCGCGGGAATTCTAACGAACGCGTCGGAAAGTCAAAGAGTGACTGGGTATTCCAGCACGGCCTCACCCGGAACTAGCTCGTACAAGTCGTTTATGGTGCTCAAAGACGGGTTCTTTGGGATGTCAATGTGGCACAACGCAATTGCCACCAATTTTCCTTTGGGAGCCTGTTTTGTCGCGCGTTCGGTCGATTACAACACCAACGTCACGAATGTCGGGTTCACGATTTATTGGGCCACGAACAACACTGCTCTTGGCTCTAACGAAATGCGCGTCCAGGCCGTTCGACTCAACCCGACGTATCTCGCAGGGACGTCCGCGGCGGACGGCAGCTACTCGTTCACCCCGCACAACATGACGGCATCGCTCGTCAATGGTGTGCCTCAGGCGTTCGCGCATTGGACCCAGTTCCCGACCGTGCAGCCGGTGTTCGGCCTCGCAACCTTGATTGCGTCGGAGATGGCATACGAGGTGGTGTTCCAAGCAAACATCTTGGGCTCGACCACACGCACCTATATCGGCCTGCAGGGGCTAGACGGCGGGATTGGCTCAGCGGCCACTCGCATCGCGATGCTCTGGGAGTAAACGATGCCTACCGCCACCGCCGCTTTTTTCACGGGCCAAAGCATCGCCGCCGTGATCGTGCTGCCCGAAATCATCACCGTAAACAGCGCAATCCGCCCGCCGGACCCTGGCGTCGGCCACGCCTACTAGGAGACCCTGCATGAGCGTTTCACAGCGCGCCGCGGACACTGCCGCGGCGGGATCGGTTGCGGCTGCCGGTGCGTCGTGGATGTCACACGCTAACGAGATCGTGAGCTTTCTCGCGGGCTGCATCGCCATCGTCGCGGGGCTCTTCGCCATCGCTGTGCACCTTCGGACGCTGCGAGGGCAGCGGGATAAACGATGAGCCTGTTCCTCGCGTCGGCCGGTCACTATCCGGCGGCACCTGGGGCAGCATGGAAAGGGTTTGTCGAGCACACCGAGGCGCGTCTCTGGGTCGCTGAGATCGTGCGCCACCTGCCGGCCACGCAGCTCGTGCCGTCGCTCGAGCTCGGCGCCAAGATCCGCTGGATCAACGCGCGCGCGAAACCGACAGACCTCGCCGTCGAAATCCACTTCAACGCCGCGACCCCGACCGCTCGCGGCTCCGAGACCCTGCACGCGCCGGGCTCTGGCCGTGGCGCACTGCTGGCGGTCGAAGTGCAGGCCGTCCTCGCCCGGCACTTCCTGCCGAACCGGGGCATCAAGCAAGGCTGGTATCAGCAGAACCCCGCGAAGGGGCCGCTCGCCTTTCTCGCCAAGACCCGATGCGCGGCGCTGATCTTGGAGCCCGCCTTCATCTACCAGGCAGACGAGATCCGCGCCAAGCGGGTCGCCTGCTGCCTCGACCTCGCCAACACACTCCGGAGATTCACATGACCGACGAAACCGAAGTCTCGACCCGCGACTGGCTGCGCGGCGCCCTGCGCTCGCGCACCGTCTGGATAAACATCGCGCTCGCCGTCCTCGGTGGCCTCGAGCTCTCGGGCGCGCACCTCACCACGTCGCCGCCGGCATCCTGCTCGTGGGCTCGGTCGCCAACCTCGCGCTGCGCGCGGTCACGACGACCCCGCTGCCGCACCGCTGACCGTGGGCGCCTGCCGCCACCAGCGCCTCGGCATCCCCAAGGCGTTCCAGCTGCACGGCCACACCATCACCGTCCGCATCCTGCCGCTGTCGCGCTGGCCGCATACCAAGGGCGCGGTCGGAATGTGGGACCCGGCCCTCAACCGCATCGACCTGCGCGGCGATCAGCCCGACACCGCGCTCCAGCAGACGCTGTGCCACGAGGTCGTCCATTCAATCCTGTCGGCGATGAACCACAAGCTGAACAACGACGAGGTCTTCGTCGACAACTTCGGTTCCCTGCTCGCCCAGGCGCTCGCTTCGTTCTCAAACAGGAGGCCCCGTGCCCGCTCAAAAAGCAACGGATGAACAGATCCTCGCGGCGCTCAATGCCGCAAAGGGAGTGCGCGCCGAGGCTGCACGCCAACTCGGCATCAACACCCGCGCGCTCGCGCAGCGCATCGACGGGCTCAAGTCCCGCGGCGTGCCGGTGCCCGATTCGACCTACGACCCGGCGGCACGGTTCCGCACTGCGGGCGGGGTGGTGGAGAGCGCACCGCGCAAGCGCGAGCTCCTCGAGGTGCCCAAGCTCCCGAGCGGCAAGATCGATATCCGCGAACTTATCGATCGGCGCAAGTCGGCCTTCGCCCGCAAGGACGCCGCAGCCGAGGCGCGCAAGCTCATCCGCGTGAAGGTCAAGGGGAACGAGCCGATCGCGGTCACGCTCCTCGGCGACCCGCACGTCGATGACGACCACACCGACCTCGGCCAGCTCGAGCGCGACATCGAGGTCATCAAGCGCACGCCGGGCCTGTACGCGGCTTGTATCGGGGACCTGCAGAACAACTGGATCGGCCGGCTCGCCCGGCTCTACGGCGAGCAGGAGACCACGACCGACCAGTCCTGGCAGCTCGTCGAGTGGCTCGTCTCGGAGCTGCGCGAGGACTGGCTGTTCATGGTCCAGGGCAATCACGACCACTGGAGCGGGGCGGGAGATCCGCTGCGCTGGATACAGCGGCAGGCCGGCGTGACGCTGACGGGCGACCACACCGTCCGCATCGCGCTCACGTTCCAGAACGGCGCCGAGGTGCGCATCGCGGCGCGCCACGACTGGCCGGGGAATTCCATGTGGAACCCGAGCCACGGGCAGCTGCGCGCGGCCAAGCTCACGCACCACGATCACGTCATCGTCTCAGGCCATAAGCACACCGGCGGCTATCAGATGTTCCGGGTCGCCTCGACGGGCCACCTTGCGCACTGTCTGCAGCTCGGCGCCTACAAGATCCACGACTCCTACGCCGACGCGATGGGGCTCCCGCCCGCGATGATCTCCCCCAGCTGCACGGTCATCCTCGACCCGCAGGCCGGGGAGCTCGGGCTCGTGAGGGTCGAGCACGACATCGAGGCGGCGGCGGACTATCTGACGTGGCTGCGGCGGCGGAGGAAGGCGGCATGAACGACCCAGTGAACCGGCCCGCCCACTACAACCAGGGCGACGTCGAGTGCATCGACGCCATCCGCGCGCAGCTCTCCGACGAGGAGTGGCGCGGATACCTGCGCGGGCAGGTGGCGAAGTACAACTGGCGGCTCGGGCGGAAGGATGCGCTCGAGCAGGACGCCCGGAAGCTGCGCTGGTACGCGAGCTGGCTCTGCGGCGTGGACCCGCGAAAGTGATCCCGCCCTGGCTGACGCTCCGGCTGGCCGGTTATCTGGCCGGTTCCGTCCTGATCCTGGCCGGCCTCTGGCTCGCCTACGACTGGGCGCATGACCGGGGGGTGGCGCAGGAGCGCGCGCGGTGGGAGTCCGCGACCGCCGAGGCGGGTGCCCGGTTCGCCGAGGCGCTGGCCGCCCAGCAGGCCGTAATGGCCGAGCTCGACCGTAACCTGACCGAGGCCCGCCGCCGGGCCAACAGCCGCCGCGAGGTCCTCTCCAATGCGTTCCAGAATGATCCCGCTGCTCGCGACTGGTCTCGCGAGCCTATCCCTGACAGCGTGCGGGTCGCGCTTGGTCGTGATCGAGCAGTGCCCGGCGATCCCGGTCGCGCTGACTGAACCCTGCGCGCCGCCGGCGCGCGAGCTCGTGACGAACGGCGACCTCGCGCGCGCCTACCTCGACGCCACCGAATGCGTGGACGAGTCCACGCTCAAGCTGCGGGCGATCAGGGAGCTTGCGGTCTGCCGGCTGCAGACAGACTCCACGCGAGGCAGCCGACCCAGCCGATGAACGTCCAGCCGAGGAACACGTTCACGACCGCGATCGAGTAGACGCTCGGGTGGCGGCGGCCCTTGGCGACCCACCAGGGCAGCAGGTAGAGCCACAGCAGCAGCGCGACCAGCAGCAGGCCGCCGATTGAGTCGATTCCGAATCCCATGGTCACGTCCTCCAACGCTGTCTAATTGCCACTTCGCGCCCCTGCGATTTCAGCAGGTTGCGCGAGCCTATCTCACCCCAACGAATTAGACAGCCGTGTCCGGAATTCCTAAGAATTCCCGACGCTTAACCCCATGTTTCGGGCGTACTGCTGCATTACCGGGGTATGTTCTGAAATCCTTTCCATTCAACTACTTAGATGCGCTGTCCAATGCGTGTCTATTAGACTGTCTAATACCTCAGACCCTTCGCCCGCCCGGGCCGATCACCACGGGCGTCTCGCGCGCGCGGATGTAGCGCTCCGTCATGGCCGCCGACGCATGACCGGCGAGCGCCGTCGCGTCGAGGCCTTGGCGCTTCGCGTCGGTCAGGCTCTTCGCCCGCATGTCGTGGATGTGCGCATCCCTGACTCTGGCCACTCGGCAGGCCTCCTGCCACTGGTCGTGCACCGTCGAGTACGCCGGCACCGCGCCGCGCCGGGTGTAGAACAGCGTCATCGCGCGCACGTTGCCGCCCAGCCCCTTTGCCCGCTCGACCACCGCCCGCAGCTCGGGCGTCCACGCGACGAGCAGCTTCGCGCCGGTCTTGCCCTGCTTGAACCGGATGCCTTCGGGCGTCAGGTCGGTGAGCCGGATCGCCAGGACGTCGCTCACGCGCTGGCCGGTCAGGTACAGCAGGTCGACCATGCACTGGAACCGCGGCGAGCCTGCGGCACGAATGGCGACGAACTCCTCGTCGGTGATGTAGCGGTCCCGCTTCTGTTCCGAGTGTCGGCGGATGCCGACCACCGGGTTCGACTCGACGATCTGCCACTCGAGCGCGAGCGCGAACACCGACCGCAGCACCGACAGGCAGCGGTTCGCCATGTTCGGCTTGTCGCGCAGCGCGACCTTGATCGCCGCGACGTGCTTGGGCCTCACCTGCTCGGGCGAGAACTCCGCGAGGATCTGCCGCAGCTTCTTGGCCGCGACCTCGTACTGCTCCGCGGTCGACTTCGCGAGCTTCGGCCGCATGTGCGCGAGCGCGTCGTCGATGAGCTGCACCATGCCGCCCTTCGGCCGCTCGCGCAGCCGCGCGTACTCGGCGAGCGCCGCCTGCAGGTCGGTCCCGAGCCGCGTCCAGCGCCCAGCGTGCACGAACCAGTAGGCGCCGTGCTTGTGGTAGACGCAGGCGGGCAGGTGGCGGTCGGTCTTGCGCTGGCGGGGTGGCATCAAGGCAACCTCAGACGGGGCTCCGGGGCCATGGTAGCAGGGGCGGGCAGCAGTCCCTCGACGGCCGACCGCAGGACGACAGGCGACCGCCCGCGCGCACCTTGGGGGCGCCGCAGGAACGGGATGCCCATCTGCTCGAGGGCGCGCATCTGCGCCGCCGGCCGGACGCGGCCGGTCAGGGCCTCGATCTCCGACTGGCTCAGGAACACTCGACGCTCTCCACGATCCGGACCTCGTCGCCCAGGTGCAGCTGCAGCGCGGCCTCGGCCGCCGGGCCGGTCAGGTGCACCACCACCGACGCGCCGGTCTTGATGCGCCGGACGCTGCGCAC